TCTGTCATTAAATCGTAATTCGGCATATTGTGGCCGTCTTTTAGATAATTCAAATCTTCAACCCAATTTACATCGTGTGTTTTACTAGTACCAAAAGTTAAATGCGTTCCTGCTGGAGCATAATCAACACCCTTAATATCTCTTCCAAGAATATTTTTATATGGGGTATCAATACCTGCTACTGTTAACCATGGACATGCCGAAATGATTGTTTCAACAAATGCTGCTTTTTTCAAACCGAATCTGTCTTGTTTCTTTGTTGGCAATGTTACTGTAAAATTATATGAAGTATTCATGTTGTGTCTTTTTAAATTTTTATTTCTAACTGTTGTTGGGGCTTCTCAACATCGTCTTCTTCTGGTTCTTTCAGGTTATTGTACTTTAAGTCATTGATAAATTTCAATATCTTAAGGTCTCCTTCTCTGTTTTTTCAAATTTGTTATCGTATAGACTCTTTATTCTATACATCTGCAATTTCTTTTTGTTATATTTGCAGTTCAGACTATATCATCACCCATTTAGGGTGTCTGGCGCTCGTGGGTATGTATATTCTGCATTGCAGTTTCAATACCTAGTCGTTGAACCTTGCGAAATCATTTAGATTAAGCCTTGGCTGCTGATTGTCTACTTCTAGATTTTCCAGCAATTCACCAAATTTTCGATGCCGATTACGCGGCAAAGTTCCAATAATAGTTTCCAGCGCTTTTTATTACATTATGTAGCGCTTTAGATATACTTGTTTTTTCTATATTTAACAGTTCTCCTGCCTCTTTTATTGAATTAAACTTTATTTTTTTATTTGTCTCTTTATTTGTTCCTTCTATTTTTTTCATATTTAATTTTGCAATTTCGACATAATTTAAATGAGGTGGAATTTTTCCTTTTTTTGACAAAGAAAATTTTATTCTAGATTCAATTGGCCATTTTTTTCCTAAATTGGTTTCGCAATCTATTCTTATGTTGTATCCAAATTCTCTATTTGTTGAGTTTAATTTTTTTATCCAGAAGGTTTCTTTTTCTGATAAATCCAACAGGGTTTCTATAAATTCTAATACTTTGAAGTCTAGATTTTCTTCCCCATACTTGTTGTATGCAGATTGTAAATGACTATTCCAATGTATATTCCTTCTAAGCATGTAAAAATGCTGTCCTTTTCTTCTATAGTGTCCTATTGCGGATCCTATGTATAATTTTCCATTGATTAAATTTTCAATGCAATATATACATGGTTTCCCATTTTTCTGTATATTTAATTTCTTCATATAATCTTGTTATACTAATATAACGTAATTAAATGAAAAATGTTCCCTATTCTTCTTAGAAAATGGAGGTATACACAATCTTTTACGGGAAGATTGTTGTATCCATAGGATAATAATCCTAGGACTTCAGGTCTGTGTATAACTATAACATAATCTGAACCTTGAAAAACGGCGTCACTTGATGACAAGTCGCTGCGCTGAGGGTAATGAAGTGAACTATTGTTTAGCCTTTCGGGTGATTCAATATTTCTGTTCATTTGTGATATCTGTATAATAGAAGTTTTACCAACTTTCTTGGCTCCTATTAGTTCTTTTTCTAAATCCACTATAATTTCTCTTTCTCCGCCGGTTCCACTTCCTCTAATTAATAGAGTGTGGTCGATAATGACTACAAGCCATTTTCCTTTTGCTAGTGTATCTTGAAAAAATTTAATTGTTGTTGCTATTTCTGCTACATTTCCAGGTGAATCTACATAATAAATTGGGTAACTCATTATGGTTTTTGCCTGTTCTTGTATTCCCGCATACTCTTCGTCCGTTACAAGTCCTTTTTCTGAGGCACTATATAACTCTGATGTGGTTTTCTTTAGCTTGTATGATAGTTTCCTTCCTACTTGCCTGCTTGATAGCATTTCAAACGAAAATGATAGTATTACTATGTCTTCGTGTGGATTTAAATCAATAAGATCAGTTTCTAAAGTATTAACAAACGACGACTTCCCTGAGCCAGATACGCCTGCTACGGCATATATCGCATTTGGTTCAATTCCTCCCATTGCTAGTCGGTTGAATTTAGGCCATCTTGTCGCCAAGGAGTTTACCTTCTTGGTTCGCCTGTCGTGAATATAATTAACAATCTCATTTGTTGCGGTTGATATATGCCTGTAACCAAGCACTTTACTACTCGATGGCTGTACCATATACCTCCCCCGCATGTTTTTGAATCTTTTTATCTTTCATAAACTCATCATATAATAACCATTCTTCGGATAGCAGCCATTTAGCCATCCTCTTCATGTAGCCTAATGAATTTCCTCTCTTTCTAGTTTCCACTTCGAATTTGAGACAATCCATTAAATGATCATGCTTGGTTTTACTTTTACCAACTATTTTATCATAATACTTTCTACAGCGAGATATGTCTCCTCGTAGATAATCCTTTAAGCCATCATTTCTCAGCACGGATGCTGGGTATGCCTCAAAGAATTCAGTAAAATAATCTTTTACTTTAATTTTAGTCTTAAAGTTTTCGGTAATAATTAGTTTTGAAAAATCCTTTTCATCAAAAATTGATTCTTTTGTTAATATATCTTTGTCTATTAGGTTATTTATATCATCTTCATCTAATGGCACTACGTCCAAAAGAGGTCTGATTGCAGTTTTGCTCATCAATAAACTAATCAATATAAACTGATTTACTGTAATTCCGAGACGTTTAGCCTCTTCCAAATCTAGTTCTATCAGCATCTTTATTTACTTTTTTAAGTTAAATATGGTGTGATAAGGTTTGAAATGATTTGTTATTCTTTCATTAAAACATTTGTGAAAGCTTGTTCCATTTCTGGGGATATTCTTCCGTTATGCTCTTTCATGTATTTATCTATTGAGATAATATGATCCTTTGTTAATTCGCTGACTTTTCGTGTTAGCGGTTCATCTAAAGGGTTCATGTCTTTGTCGTATATTGAAGTCCAATATAAACATTCTTCTGGTGCAATTCCTTGTGACATTAAAATGTCTGGTTCTTCTGCATGCCAAATCATAATATCATTTGGCACTAATTGCATGTTTATAAGCACTTGGCCTATTCGTTGGTCTGGATTTTCTTTCCAATATTCCGGAACAGTTGGTTTGATTGCATATGCAATTTTCTTATCGTAATAAATTTCTTTATCCAATTTCCATCTGTTGTATAACAGGTCATTCCAATCGACTTTCTTTAAAAAATCATCTATTCTTTCAATTGGTCTCATTTTTCTTTTCCTTTTTATATTCATAAAAAATGAATTTCTCTTCTTTATTTTCACACAATAATATTTCTCCAAATGGACAATTTATTCTTGTTTCTAGTATTTTAATTTCATCTGTTAATATTCTTTCGAGTATTTTGGATTTATTAAAATTAGTATATGATAATAGATAGTTTTTATAATTTATTTTTTGATGAATTGTTAGTTCTGAATATTTCATAATATTCTTATTTGTTAAAGCTTGGGAATTGAACCCAATTACACTTATTCTAGTGTATTTACCGTTGCTCCTTTGTTTGCCTTATGCTGCGTTATCGATTTCTCCGGCATTGAATTTAAGCAAATATGCTTCTAATGCAATTTTTTCTGCATTTAATTCAGTGATTTCTTTGTCTATGAAAGTGCGTGAAAATACCACTTTCTCGGCGTCTTCCTTTTTTGTAGGAATCATAGCCAATTTGATTGCGCGTTCTTTAATTTGCTGCAATAAAAAGATTGAATAAAAAGCGCTGTCTTTAGGTATATCACTCAGATTTTTAATTCCGAAGTTGATTGCCTGAAGTTTGATTTTTGTATCGATTAATTCGATTTCATCTTTTTTGATTTGAGCATATATAGCCTCTAAATTGTATAGTGGCATCATTGCTTCTGGGTATACATTATTATTAATAATAAGGTTCCAAGAAGTTTTGATTTCTGCAATAAGTATTTCGCGAGTTGCGATTAATTCTGTAGGCGTAATTTTAGTAGGTGCTGTCATTTTGATAATTATTTAGTTTTGATTAGTACTAATGGTTAATTATTTGACTTGAAGCAACCTCCCCGTGTTAAATAGCAGGTATCATCCTGTTTATTCCTTTTAAAAAGGGACAAAGCAGCACTTCCCCGTTTAAGGATGGTGCTGCAATATATCTTTTTTGTAATATTCTAAGCCATAAGAAATACTGCTTTTTATATATCGTTATCTTACTTGGCGTAATTGGTTCTTGGAGTTACCCAACCAAATACAGTTCGAATGTCAGGGTTTAACCTCGATAAGTTGCAATATCTGTTACTTAAATTAAAATATCATAATTTTTTAATACTTTTTTCTACCATTCATTATGGCACAAATATCTTCTTTTAGATTCCGCATGCCCATATTTTCATTTCTGAAAATAGTTTCATGTGGTAGAAGCATCCTTTGTTTTGATTCAACAGTTATCCGTTGTCCAACAATCTTTGCTTCCTCTATTTGAGGATCTTCGTCTATTATATGAGCGGTGTAAAGTTTAGCAATCACCGTTGATCTATCGTTTGTTTCAACCAATATATCAATTGAGCCATCGCATGTAGTTGCTATGAAAGGGATCGCTCCCTTTACATCCATAATTCCTTTGTAAATCACTGTTACAACTTCAAGGAAGTCTAAGTGGTCTTCTGAGTTCCGTTTAAGGAGTCTTGCCCACCATGATTTAACTGCTAAAGAAATCTCGCCTTTCCCATTTATTGAAAAACGTTCAGACGGTTTTAGATATGTATTTACTAATTCGGCTAACCGCTGCAAATCAATATCTGTTAGACTATTCTTTTTATTCATATTGAATATGAATTAAGAGTTCGTGAGAACCCGGATTAGTCTTCTTCTTCTTCGTACAACGGCAAGGCGGCAATATTGGCCTTGTTTGCGTCGATTAGGCACTTGATCTGATCGTTAAGATCGTCACGTATTTCTGTTAAGCGAGCAATTTCGCTTTCGTTTGATGCATTTGCAATTGCAATTGCTTCTTCGTAAGATGGGAAGTAAACGTCCGGATTCTTTTCAAAATCGAAGTCGCTTGAACCATTTGCGAATTTGTAATTACTTGGGAAAGAAGCTTTATCAGCACTCCCGTTAACAACGATAACCGTTGCACCACCGGCAACATGAACCTCTTTCACTTCGTTAACTACGAGTGCTTTTGGCATGCAAATGATAGCCATTTTTTCAATACGCAAGTCTTTTTCTTTCGATTTGTGATTTGCGTCAACTGGTTTGGTAACTAACTGGAAGATCTCTGCTCCGATGAATAATTGCCGTGCTACTTTATTGTTCTTTTTCATTTTTTCTTTTGGGTTTTTTATATTGATTATTTACTGTGTTTTGAAAACGTTAATTATGCCTTACTAAGAGTTTAGTCTGTTCCGACTATGTAAAAGAAATTTAATAGTGAAGAGTTACACTCTCTTCCTGGACCCATTACTCTCCAAAGAGTTGGGCATGTAATCCTTATGTCGATATGAGATATCTGTACCTCAGAGTGCTACAACATCGAATTTACGATTCTAATTGCGCTCGTTTTGTTTTAAATAAAAGCGGTTTGTGAATAATGGGCTGCTCCATCTATTCCAGTTATATTTATCATGTGTCACTGTTCTACTTTCTGGGATTGGCCCCATAGGTTTAGTAAATATAATAGCCGTCAATATTTGATAATTTGTAATTAAAGAAGTTGTTACTTTAGCATTAAGAACAACGAAGAACGTATAGCGAGTGTTTTGTAGCGAGCCTTGTATCAATTCCTATAGCAAATGAGGCTATGGTGTTCTGAAGTTCTATATTGTATCAAGCCTTGAATCTTGAGCTACGAGTTTTTGAATCCTATTTAGTGACTAACCTTACATATGTCCATAGGCAAGGGGTAATTAGTTATATTCTTAACTATTTACTTTGTGTACAGTTTGGACCTGCTTGTTCTGGGCCTTTCTCCATTTAAGGACTGATTCTCTTTGAGAGCCAGGTTTCTAAACTTCAGATTCGGCATTGAAATGTTTATCTTATCGTCTTGTATCGATTGACTCTTCATTTCGTTTTGGTTTTAAAGTGTTTGACCTTCCACTTGATTTTATCCAGTATCCTCTGGTGCATGGATTTAATAGCCTTCGGCTTCCTTCTGCTCATCCTAAGACATAGGAGAACGTACTAATATGCTATAGTGGCTTACTAATCCACTACTGATGATACAAACTTTGCCCAAGTATCATGGGTTTGAAGTTTTCCTGTCTGGCAGGTCGTACTTCTAACTAGCCTTTCTAATTTCTGCATGTCATGATCTGTGACTCGCCAGTTTCGGCTTTCGCCTTTCCGTTCGTTATACATACTTACAACGTATGTTTCCCACTTACCAGAATGGGCACGGACAACTTTCGATTAACCTTGAAAGCACAACTAGGTTGGTTTTTATTATTATTCACTCATTTTAAAACCAGTAATATAATGATATGTTTGCAAACAATTTAACATCTCAACTTTATTAGGCTTATTTCTAAACCAGCAAACTCTTATAAACATGCAACCCCACAGCGTTAGTCGTCTGGAGGCTTAAGACTCCCCTTTCTTAATTGTTTACGGGATTTCAAATTCAGAGCTGAACATATTGATGATAACTTGTTTTTTCTTCTCCATAAGCATTTCTACCATCTCCATCTCGCATGGGTTAATCACTGCTATTGCGGTGTAGGGAGCTATTGCCAGGGCTATTAAGCTTAGATAAAATCTTGCTGATTATTACTTTCGCAGCCTGTTCGACATTTATAACGCTCCGTTCGTCTTGTGTCTGTCTCGGAATCTCTTTTTTACCATGAGCATGGGTTGCTTTTTGAATAGAATCATAACTACGGCTTTCGCCTGAGCCAACCTTCAGGGGGCGGACATCTACTTCTTGATACACTAAGAAGCTTAAACCTGTGGGGATTTTGGAATGCTATTCACCCTGCATTTATTGGCTTATTGATTTTCTCCATTCAAGGATCATGGCTGCCAATTACGTCACACCATCGGTTCATAATTTTGGACATTTTGTAATGCGATAGTCCCCAACCGCTTAACTATGACATATAATCCCCGCATAAAGAACGGCAGTATTACGTTAGTATCAGTCTGTTTGGCCCGCTCACAATCATGTTTGGATTGCTGCTGCTCCATCTATTAGGATTCCACTCTAATGATTCGGTAACTCCCTTAGATTCTTTATACTCGTTGGTTCGATGAGTTAACGAGTGCCTAATTAGAACCGCATTGCCTGCGGTGCCGGCTTGATCCGGTCGATTTATTTGGAAACAATCTCGCCTGTTTCCAGGTCTAATATCGAACTTTCATCTTCTGACAATGAAATATCTATTAGACCAGCTTTAAGTTCCTCTATAGAGATACAATTCACTTTTCTGTGTATGTATATACTGTATCCAGGAATAGAACTTACGGTGCTATCTATTGCAATTTTTAAACTCATTATTTTTCCGTTGAGCCGGCTGAGGGTTTCTTTGAGCGGATTTTCGAGGAAGATATCCCCTCGTACATCTGTGTACAGTATTCTCGCTACATCCTCTTTAGTCTTTTGTAGACCTAATAATCTCGCATTTGCCATGCGAATATATTGCATTTGTTGCACCATGATTACGATTGGGTGTTGGCCCAATAAGTTTTAACATAAGTATCAAACTCAGTTTCTTCAATAATGTTACATTCTTCAAGGCGTTTTATTTCCTCAAATAGTGATTCTGGGGTGGTATCCCATTCTCCATTAATTTTGAAATGAGGTTGAGACCAATCTATTTGTTTTGCATTGACGACTATTTCGCCCAAATCCTTTTCGACAGTAACATTAAGCCATCGAAGTTTTAAGAATTCGTCAAAATCAAAAGATGGGTTTTGAGCCCGTGCTAAAACTGTTTCTACTTTTTCGGTAGGCGCTTGGGTAGTGCTGTCCGATAGAATTATTTGCCGTCTTCCGGATGCGTATATATACCCTGCGAGGAATATGCATCCAAAAGCCATAATTCTAATAATCAGTTTTTTCATTTGTTTTTTCAAATTATTTTGATAATAACTCGTGAGAATCTTCTTACCTGAACTGATTAAGCTTCAGGGTACCCTTTCTCAACATAGGGTTTACGACCATAAGATTTTTCCATATCCCGTCTTACGACTGGATTCATGCATGCGATCATTCGCTTTGCTGCCTTTTCAAGCGCTTTCTTTTCTACTAATGCAATTTTTGCAGCAGTTTCTTTTTCGGCAACTGATTTTGGCATCACTTGGTTGTGTTCAATTCTGAGCATAAGTCCGAGTGCATTTTGGTTTTGAGGATTGTTAATCCATAAATCCTTTTGATCTTTTGTCGGTTCTGTCTCAATCATCATTTCTAACTGACGCAGAACTGATGGGGTGTTGTGTTCCGTGTCTCCTAGAACGCGTTTTAATGCATCTTCGGCTATTCTGCCAATTTCTACATCATCCCAAGTTGGGACCCATTTTTTGATTGATAAGAATGCTGCTAGCGGATTAATCATTCTGAATTGGTTTGCGATATAAATATCCCATCCTTTAATCAGTTTATTTCCCGTTAACATGTCTTTAATTTCCGTCCATGCATCTGCAGGAAGGATCTTTTTACCGGTTCCTTTTAAATATAGTTCAATTGCGGGTTCGATGTTTTTTGCAAAGCTCCGCGATAACATTTTCCGTATTTCTTCCACATAATCCGCCATGTCTTCAGCTGGTTTGCTGACCTCCGGTACTATAACTGGTACTTCTTCTATTATTGGTTCTACATCTTCCGCTGCAGCTTTAAAATCAAGGGCTACTTGCGTATCCTCTTTTACGTCTGCTGAACTAAATTCTCCTATTGCAAGCTTCAATGAAGGCATATCGAAGTCTCCTCCGGTTAGTGCTGCAAATTGCGGCGCTACTTCATTCATTGTAGCTACAAATATTGTGTCGAACACCATGTCCATGATGTCGAGTTGTTTTTGAAGCCGTAGATATTTTGAGTCTTGAGGCCCGGAAGTTTTTAATGACTTATCACATTTCTGTTGTAAGACTTTCCGGTATT